GGTCTGATCTAATTTTATCTATGTCAATATCTGGTCCTCTGTACGGATCATAATCTTCCTCTTCCTCTTGTCCTTGAAATAAGAAAGGTAATGCTGAAAGAGCGCCAATACCAGCCATTGCTCCTTTACCTGTTAAAGTGCTTAAACCAGGAACTCCATCTTTAAACATAAAATTTAAAAACTTAGGATTTTTTAAAACTCCTGCTCCTTTTAATCCACCAAATAATCCTGTTCCAGATAAATAACTTCCACCAGCAAATAACAATGCGGCTTTACCTATTGGTGATTTAACTAATTTCTTAATACCTCTAGTTGCTTTTTTAACAAGTTTACCTAGACCATACATCTGTCTACCCATCTCGTCCATGTTACCATCCATCATACCACCTATCAAATCAGCGTTCATAATACCACCATCCATAGCTTGTGCTCTACCACCATCAGCTAAAAATCTAAATGCAAAAGGATTTGTATCTGTAGTTGTAGTTGTAGTATTTGCGGCTTGTTGATTCTTTAATTGGTTTTCTAATTCTAATATTCTTCTCTCATAGTCAGACATACCACCATCTCCACCACCGCCATCTCCAGTTTTTTCTTTGTAGCCATATTTCGTAGGTTTACCTGTTATCGGATCTCTTTCTTCTACAAACTTTTCTAAATTACCTACATTACCTGAATACTTAACACCAGGTGCGCCAAATTTTTCAGCTATAAAATCACCATAACTTTGAACATCTGTTGGAGTTCCTTTTGAAAAAAGATCTGGATTTTGTGCCATAAATTCTTCTTGTGTAAGAGTTTCAAATTGATTTTTTAATGGGTCGTTTGAAAAAGGACCCATGTCTTTTGCAAGTTTATCATATATCTTTTGATTTAATTCATCTATGCCCACACCTGTGTAAGCTGTTTTACCTTTTTCAAAAGCTTGTTTATCAAAAAAATCATATAAGTTATCTGTATCTAACAATTCACTTGTTGGAGTAATTCCCATACTTTCTAAATAATCAGCATATGCTTTTCTCATTTTGGTTATATTTGCTTTAGAACCAGGAATCATTGTTGCAAAGTTGTACATTGTTTTTCGTTTAGCTGTCGGATTTATTATATCCATAAAGTTAAATTGAGGTGATTTTGGTTTATCAAAAGACAATGTTTCTGGTTTGTCATAACCAAGTCTTTCTGCTTGTCTCTGTTCTGCTTTTCTTAAAATTTCTTTTTGATTTTCTTTTCGCATATTAAATGCAGTGTTACTTTCATTTGGTCCTTGACCAGAAAAACTTCCCTTACCACCTGGGTCTGCATCAAAATCTCCTCCAGATTGACCACCGCCACCTATGTCACCAAAACTATCTAATGATATAATACCTGAAGGACCCATGTTAGGACCATCTTCTAATCCACCATGTATATTTTCTTTTATAATTAAATCTTTTTCTGCTTCTGTAATATATGCTAATTCTGTTGCTGGTTTATCTGGTGATGATTGCCATTTTCTAGGGGCTTGAACTTCAGGTTGTCTACCAAGATAATTTTCAACACCACCTTGAATAGCTACATCACCGTCCTTTAACATCTGTCTAACTTGTTGTGCTCTAGTTATTGCCATTATTCTTCTGTGTCCTCATCAGATGCTGCACCTAATGGTGGCATCGCTGCTACTTTTACTTTTAATGATCTTGTTACGTGTTCTCTTTGTGTAGCAGTTTCTGGATTGTTAATATCATCCTCTGCTTCTTGATCCGAGTTATACTCGTAATTAGTTTCTTTATTTCTTAATACTACTTCTGTTTCACATTTTACAACTGGTACTTTTTTACCATTTATAATTGTATATGCGACTTCACCTTCTTCTATAAACATAATCTTTAATCCCTGTTAATTTCAAGCAGTGATACAACTACGTGTAATCTATCAGCTGTTACCGCCTGTGCCTTTAATATCTCATTTTCCAACAAAATGATAGGCTGAGTTATCATTTCTGTTGTATTATTTGCTGCTATTGCCTTTGATTTAAACAAAGAAAATACAGCTGAACTAGCATCTGTAACCGTCATTGTGATACTATCACCACTACCAGAGTCATCAGATACTAATATATTCTTGATAATAGCTCTTGAGCCTGATGGCGTAGTGTAAATAGTCGTGTTTCCAGTGGTAGTTAAATCTACCTTTGCATTGTTATAAATATTAGCCACCTATAAACCAAGAAAATCTTTCTTGCTCCTGTTTTTGTTCATCTAAAAATGTTGAATTTAATTGTTCTATCATCAAACTAACTGCTCTGTTGATTTGTTTTTGGTTAGAAACATCATACTCTTCTTTTGGTTCCGGTAATCTTACTACTATCTTAGCCATTATCGTCTTCCATCAGGTTGTACATCTATCTTAAATGTTCCAAATCTCCAGGACTCAGAAGCAGAATCGTTTTCTATTTTAACGTTAACGTATCTTCCTCTTGCCCGAGTATCCTTTTTATCAGTGCTAGATGTTATTGTAAAGGGACTTAAAGTTGTAGTTGTCTCAGACTGTTGCGGATAACTTTTAACACCTAGTGTTACTTTAGCGTTCCCTTGTAATGTTTTAAAGTCAGGTACAAATCTTCTCATAGCAAGAAATACTTCACCAGCTATAGTTGGTCCTGTTCCTCTACCTTGTGCATTCTGTGCTCTTGATTGTAAATCAAAATCGTATGATTTTACAAATGATGTAACTGTGGTTGTTGTACCATTTGGATTGACTTGATCTGTTCCTACTTCATGTTCAAATAATGTTGTTTGACCTAATCCACTCTCACCTACAACAACAGGAAATGTACCGGTTGCACTACTATCATATTTGGTTGCAATAGGTTTTTGATAAACTGTTGCATCAATCCATGTTGTTCTAGCTTCTGTACCAATATACCAAACACCGCCTTTCATTGTTTCACCATAATTAAATACAAGATATTTGTCATTGTATTCAGAATTTGTAGATGGGTAATACCAAATTACTTCTGTGAATAGGTTATTGATACCTGCATATACTTGTTGACCTTTTGTAGTATCTAAAGAGTCGTATACAAAATCTTCTACACTACATGGTAGTGATTTAACTGTACCATCAAACATAAATAAACCATTTGGTGACATCCAAAAAGCTACACCATCTATTTCTACAGCTGCATTTTTACCTATCAATCCACAGTTTGTACCTACTTGTTCAAAACCAAATGTAAAAGGTGCACCAATAAATTTCATCGTATACAAAGCATTATCTGTCCATATCAAAATAGTTTCTTTTGCTTTCAACGCACCCATGATTCGTGTTCCGTCTTGCAGTCTTTGTGTACCAGCAGAATTGATTGCTGTAGGTGTGTAGTCGTTAATATCTTCTTGGTCCGAGAATCTAATAAACATGTCATCTTGTGTTGATGAAGTTCCAATAGTTGTTTCTGTGCCTAGATGAATTAAGTGACGTGTTGTTGGTGATACAAGAGTTACCCTTGTTGCAGTTGGGTTGTTAGATGTAGAAAAACCAGATGTAGATGTTGATGCTCTAGTTGTTAATCTTGCTGCATCACCTGCGTTCCATGTAAATGTTTTACCATTTGCAATCGTTGCAATTAATACTTGACCAAAGTTACTTAATGACCAAAGACCTGGTTCAAGAGATACTTCTGATGCAGGAGCTGCTTCACCCCAGTCAACAAAGTCAGCTGCATTAGTGACCGTGGTGCTTGATGAGTGTGCGGCTCTTGTAGATCCATCAACAGCTCTTACAATACCTGTTAAGTCATTACCAGAAACACCTGAGTATGAAATTAATTCTGTTCCTATTTGTACTCTACCTGATGTAGGAAATCCTGTTGTTGATGTTAAAGTTATATTTGAACCGGATGTACCACTCGTATTATCTCCTAATGTTCCGTTTAATGTAGTTGTAACAGCACCCGTAACTGTTCCATCCCATTCTGATACACCCCAACCATAACCATAAGACTGTGCAGCAGGTCCTACTGTCTCGTATGGTTTAATACTTAAACTACCACCTGTAGACACTGTACCACTAGCATTTGATGATTGTGTTATTGTAAACGTGTCTGATGTTGGTGTTGATGTAACTTGAAATAATTTATCTTCAAAGTCAGATGCAGAATAACCTGTACCACCTGGTAATGTTACACTATCTAATAAAATAATATTTCCTGGTGATAAACCATGTGATGCTTTTGTAACTGTGCAAACAGCTGATCCACTTGTTGTTGCAATTGTTGCTGATGTTAAAGTTGCTTTCAAAGGTGTTACGTCATAGAGTTGACCTTCAAAGTATATTAATAAAAACTTATCTGTTCCTATTGCAACGTATCTGTTACCATCTAAGTCAACAAATGCGAACTCTCTACGTGCTACACCTACGATTGTATCTGTAACAAGTGATGACCAACCACCGACTTTTTCTGGTAAGTTATATCTAAAACGAACATTATCACAATCAACCCATCTGAACTCTGCTCCAGAGTCAGTGTTTTGTTTGTCTATTCCTGGTAAGACTTTAAAATCAATTAGAGCCATATGTTAGCTCCTATATTTTATCTTTGTATACCCAGCCTCTTGTTGCATTAACATACACCAATGTAAAAGCTGCAGCATTTGTTGAAACAACTAAATCAGATCCAGATCCATTTATATTAGATCCGTTTCTACCGACTGTAAGATTGTTAGATGCAAGGTTATTTCCACTATCAATAAATGTAACTTCATTTCCAATAGCAGGTGATGCTGGTAAATTTATTGTAATAGCAGTACCAATACCGCCTCCAGATGTATCAATTAAAACTTGATCACCATTAACTGTCGTGTATGTTGCAGATGGTGTATAGTATCCTTTAGTTTGTAGTTTACCTGTAATATTTGTACCATCAGAATACAATAAAGTTGTTGAACCAACAGGTAAAGTTAGACCTGTTCCTGATACAGTCTTAACTGTTAATGTATAATTAGATGAAGATCTTGCTGTTGCATCTTCTACAACAAAAACCCTCTCAGCACCATCAGGCATAGTCATTGTTCTGTTTGCTGTTAAAGTTCCTGTTAGTTTGAAATATAAATTCTTACCGTTTGATACTGCACCATTAGATAAATCTAATGCTAAATCTGCAGCTCCTATATTATGACTAATATAACCAGACGCTGCTTGTTCTAATTGTTGTAAATTTGTATTTGTAATCGTACCCCAGGTACCTGCTTTTTCACCTGTGGTAATTAATTCTAGTTTTAGATCACTCGAGTATGTACTTGCCATTTATTCTCCTTATGGATTGTTCGGGTCAATAGGTACCCAGGTACCAGTTGCTCCTGGAACTATCGGATTCCATGATATCACATTAACGGTACCTGTTGCAAGGTTTATTCTTATACCATCTACAGCCACTGTTTTGTTAACTCTGACGGTAACATTACCTATGGATATCTCTATTTCAGAACCTCCTGGTAATACTCTTGCAGAAGCTGTAATACCTACAGTTCCTGTGCTTACATTAACCCTGTTTCCTGATACAGCAACAAATACACTTACGCCACCTGGATCGGCGAATGGTGCTCCGGCAAATGTGCTTCCTCCAAAATACATATTCTATCCTAACGATGTTTGTACAGGTTCCCAAGTCATAGTAGCTCCTGGTACAATACCATCCCATTTTTTAATTAATACAGAACCATCTGCAACATTTATTCTACTGCCATCTGGTGTAACAGAAGCTTTTGCTACAATCGTTACGGTTCCGCTTGAAATATTTTGTCTATTTGTAGTTACTGTTACGGTTGCGTTTGCTTTAGTTGTAACATTACCAACTCCAACATCAACTCTGTTTCCTGTTACAGATATATTAGCATCTGCAGATATGGTAACAGTTCCTGTACCAAAGTTTACTTGTGATCCGTTTGGTAATACGGTTGCTTTACCAACTATAGTTGGATCACCTGTATTTGTATTTATTCTATTACCTGTTACAGAATATATAGAAGCAAATGTAGGTGTACCTGTATTTAGATTTACTCTTGATCCTGTTAGTGCTACTACAGCTTTTGCGACAATAGTTGGATCACCACTAGATACATTGATACGACTGCCTGTAGCTGGTACATTAACACCTGTACCCTCAATAATAGTTACATTACCAATTGTAAAATTAAGTCTATTTCCAGTAACACTTATATTAGCATTACCTACTAAACCTACTGTGCCTGTGTTAGCATTAATTCTATTCCCGGTTACGTTTACAAACGCATTAGGGTTAAATCCTGAATCTCCAAAGGGTGCTCCTGCAAAGGTAGTTCCGCCAAAAAACATAATATATAATCCTTAAAAGGGGACTGCGTGGTATGTGGTGGTGACACAGCCCCCATCTAAAGATTATATCATCGTTTAAACCAAGAAGGAAGACCTAAATGTGGACGCTTGTCGAACATATTATCCTTCGCTCCTGGGGTTTTACGATTGTTATAATGCAGAAAAACTTGTACGCATTCTTTGCCTTTGAATTTTTCTCTCCAATGTTCTAGCTCACAGCCAGAATAAACCAGCATATCTCCTGGCTTTAAATCTATTTTGACACCCTTCTTACCAGTTTCTCCAGATGGCTCTAAATATATTGGCCAAGGATCACCCCCAAGATTCATGGTAGTAGATATTTCACAACTAAATCTATCTTTATGTCTTTTTAGAATATCACCTTTTTTATATATTCGTGCATAGGTATATGCAGGATATAATTTTAATCCTGTTGCTTTCTCCATCTGCGGTAAACATTTCAATAGCAATGTTTCCATAGCCATATTTGCATATTGAGAATAGGTATTCGGTATCTGTTCATTCTCACCTTCATAATATCCAAGTATCGTTTCAAATGGTGAAAAGTATCTACGCTCTCTGCAAGTATCATATACTTGTTTTTGCATACAAAAATAATTTGCAATAAATGAAGCTAGATCTTTTGATATTGCTTGACGTATTACTGTATACTTTTTCTTTTTAAACATCTTTTGCCATTTCTTTCGGTACAGCTTGTATGTTCCAATGTATAAATCTAAATGGCTCGTAACCATAATCTACAGCATATTCATGTTCTAAATATCCAGGAAAAATAATTAATGTACCAGGTGTAGGTTTAAAATGTATTAACTCACTACCGTTCCACACACCTTTAATATCTGGTTTCATTTTTAATTTAGTTGCACGTGCACCTGTTTTAGGTTCGTGAAATATTGGATAAGAAGTTTTGTCACTACATTTTAAAAAATAAAAACCTGAAACATGTTGATTCCAATGGATGTGTGCAGAGTGGTGGCCACCACCTTTTTTAGCAAATTCTTGTACCCATAATTCAGAGAACATAGTTGTATACTGCTGCATGTCATAACCCATATGATCTAAAAACTCCCAAGACTTTTGACCAATGTAATTTCTAAAATCTAAGAAATCATTATCCATTGTTAATGGTGTTGAGTGATGTGATAATCCAAAGTCACCATGTTTTTTTATATGCGCTTTGTTTCTATTTCTTGCTTCTTTAATATATTTGTTACTTGCTTTATTTAAAGACTTAACAAATTCTGGTTTTTGTTCTGACCAGACAGGTGTACTAAAATAATTATTTATAAACATTATCTAAATGGCTTTCCTAAATGCCAGACAACAAGACTGTATCTTGTGCCAGCGGTTACGGGTTTAACTCTATGCCATACAAATGAAGGAAATACAATGATAGAACCTTTTGGTAATATTTCTTTTGCTCTTCTTAAATGTATATCTTCTTCTCTCATATGTGGATCATAGTTTCTAAAATCAAATTCTAATTCACCGCCTGTATATTCTGAACCATCTGTTAACTGACAGGTCATAGATAGTTTTCTAATTTTACCATGTTCATTAGGATTGTCTGGTTTATTATAAGGTTTATCCCAACCATCACAGTGCCAATCATAATATTGATTTAATTTATATTTTGTAAATTGACAAGATTCTGAAAAATCCCATTCAAAATTCCAACCTGCATTTCTATTTGCTTCGTGTACGTACGGATGTAATTCTTTATATATCCAAGTGTCGTTCAACCATACTAAATCAGAGTTTCTTTTTCTTTTTAAATCTAATACTTCTTGTTTGTTTAATTCTCTATTACCATATCCACCTGTTCTAGCCATTTCTTCTTTTTGTGAGTTAGCATATGCTATAACTTCATCACAAAATCTAGGTGTCAACACACCACTAAAATACCAATAATAATTAGATACGTTCATGAATAATTAAAATTTATTACAACCCTTCTCATTTTGTCTGTACAAGTAGAACCTGTGTGTTTTAAACTTGAATCAAATTCAACATATTTATTCTCTTCACTTTCAACCTTTTTACCGTTTTCAAATTTTGTATATCCATTAGAATTATCTAAATACAAAATACCTGTAGTGCCCTTTTTTTGATCTGTATGCATACCGTGTTCTATTATTTTATCTGTTCTTGTTAATAAATTAGCTTTTACTCTATTTATTTTTTTATGTTTAATATGTTTTAATACCGGTCTCATGATATCTATCCACTCTCCCCAACATACCTCTTCGCCTTTTCTTATAAAGGTAAAAGTAAATTGAAAACTGTTGTGTTTTTCCCCTTGATAATTTACAAAATCATTGAAGTACCAAGGAAAATAATACCCCATCATATTATCTTTTAATGTTTTAAATACATCTTTTGGTAAAAAATTTTTATATATATTCATACGTTATAGTCTGCACAAAATTTAAACTATCCTTTTGATTATTGGTTAGGTAATACATATTTGTTGATGGAAACATTATAAATCTATTATTTAAAAGTGGTATATCCCAACTTCTACCTTTTCGTCTGTTGTCTTCATAGTGTATTCGAACCATACAATCTTTAACTTTTACACCATATAATAATGTAAAGTCTGGTGAGTTTCTAAGATCTACTGGATCAATATTTAATAATGGAATTGTAGTTTCCGCAGGTTTATAAATATTTCCCCACGTTTCTTTGTTAACTAAATTAAAACCATACTCGAGATTAATATGATCTCGCATATATGTATTTAACATATCCCAAGTTCTTGAGAATGGAAATTCTTTGTTCTGAATTTGTGATTGTAAGATGTCGCCTGATAATTTATCTCGGTCAATGTCCCAATCTTTAGGCATTGCCACATCACCGTAATATAAAGCTTGCTCTGTTAATACTTTCTTTTGCATACCACCACCAGATATAAATTATGCCATTGAGTCTGTCAAGTCCCAAGACTGGCCTGATTCATTCCAAACATAAGACCAAGAATGAGTGCCAGCTTCATTTTGTGAAGTTTGTTCTGCAGTTAATGCAGGAGCATCGCCAATTGGTGATTGCCATCTAGCGTCTGTTGTATTTTTTACCCAAGATGCATATGGTTTTGGGGGAAAAAACATATTGTTATCTTCGTCCCAAATAAAACCTATACCTGCATAGTTTCCTCTAAATGCTTTTGAGTTATCACCAGAACTATGAGTGTTATTTCTTGTATTGTAAGATGTTTGAATCCACATTTGTGCAGGCCAGTTGTTGTGTGTTTCTAACCACTGTTGACCTACTGATTCATCTTCAACACCATCAGCATTTAACATCTTATCGTTATCCATAGTTAATACTTGAATAACTTTACTGTTAGCTCCTAGTTTTGCAAAATGTGCCATAATATTCTCCTTATATATGTTTTTTAATTTT